GCACGAATGACCTCCACGACGCCCTGTTCAAGGCGTCGCTGGGTGCAAGTGCGACCGTTAACCGAATGCGGTGATTCCATTGTGGAGATCCCTTCTCTTCATCACGAAACTGTTCTCGTGGATACTCATGCTCATTATAACCCCTATTCATCTCTCATTGATGAGGATGTGTGGGTTGATGGCATAGGTCCCTCGAACTTAAGTGGTAAGAAAGGTAGTCCTCAAGATCAAAAGATTCTTGGCACGATGGTAGAGTGTACTCCCGTCTGCTCAGCAGACGATTGTGCTCAACTATCCCTCGCCCTTCCTCCGATCATTGAATACTTGTCCCTCTATGGTTTCGACCCTAGTCGTTTTGATTCTTCTGAAACCCTTCAGCACTGGCAACGATGCTCAGCCTACTGTGGGTGGATGAAATTTCTTAAATACAAGTTTTCTGCTTTCTTCTCTTACTATCTCCAAGTGGAGCTTCCTAAAGCTCCCTTTCCTGTCCGTGACCACCCTGGCATCCTCCTTGGAGGTACAGGTTGTCGTTTTATGCGGAAGGTTCTTCGAGGTCCAGACTCACTCCAATTTGCTACTGGAGTTCTCTACCTCAAGAAAGGAATGCCCCGGGCTCTTGAGTCAGAGCTTAAGGCAGCGATAGAAAAGACTAAGAAGGTCCTCACCACTCATCAACCCCTCCCTGTTATACCTGACTGTCCTGCATCCTTCGGCGAGCTCTTAGAAGAGTGTCGTCGTACCGTGCGTGAAGTGTTTCACCACGATGGCAAGTTTGTCAAGTTTACAGAGAGGGATCTTCTTAGACCCTGTGCTCCCTCCATCAAGGCCTGCTATCAAGCCGGCCGTGGTGAGCTCGGGACCTTTGGCTGTCTCATTCGAGACGGTTATTTGGCCCCGTCTCCCTGTGATGATGATGGTTTTATTGGGTTGGACCCTGAAGATCTCCTGGATGACACTCGTTCCTCGTTGGCAAAGGATTGCTACAAGGCACTGTGTTACCGGGACGCTGTTGAGATGGATAAGGATGAAAGTGATCGTCGTTGTGGTGTGGATGGTAGTGAGTGTATGGAAGATTGTGATGGTGATACCGTCCCTCTTCGTTTGACTAATAAGTTCCGAGGTCTGGCAAAGGACCAATACCGGAAGGTCTACGAACAGGTTCGACACCGATCAGTATCTCAGAGGTTTGACGTGAAGCTTGTTGCTCTCGCTGAGTCTCTAAAGATTAGGGTTATAAGTAAAGGTCCGTGCTATAAGTATTTCCTTCTCAAGCCTCTTCAGGTCTTCCTGTCGAAACTCTTGGGACTTAATCGAGCTTTTGCTCTTACGCGAAATACGGACTTGCAATTTACGAAGAACCTACTGAATGAGGTGTTTAAGGATGTGTCTGGTCAGTTTCACTCTCTTGATTATGAGGGCGCGACTGATAACTTTAATCCTTTAGTATCCGAGGTAATTTGTGATGAAATGGCGAATTGTATGAATTTGGATGACCAGCAACGCTCCGACTTTCGTGCGGCCCTTACGGGTCACATAATTGATGGAGAGGATCAGGCATGGGGTCAGCTGATGGGTTCTGTGATGAGTTTTGTGGTACTTTGCGTTGGCAATGCCGCGGTGGTTCGTCGGTCTCTCGAGATCACGAACCTGTGCTCCTACTCTCTTCACACTGCACCTATCCTGATCAATGGTGATGATGGACTCGTACGAGCCCCTCCCATTTTCCTTGATCACTGGAAACGATTAGCTACTATGGTTGGACTTAAACCCTCTTTGGGAAAGGTCTATAGCCATGATCGTTATGCCAACATTAATTCAACTAGCTTTTGGATGGGTTCTTCTGGTCACTTGAGTCATATTCCTTACATCAATATGGGTCTTGTCTGTGGTCTCTCTCGCTCAAGCGAGGTCTCCTTGGACGATGTCTTTGATGGTTTGGATCCTCGGGCCTCCTCTCTTGGTGCCCGTCACCAAGCCCTTCTTTCATCCTGCCCCGTTTCCAGACGTGTGGCTGTTCATCGGTTGTTTCTCTCTAAGCACCATGATCTCCTTACTTCCCCGTCTCTCTCTGAGATTTCGTGGTATGCCCCTGAATCGCTTGGCGGTCTGGGTCTTTGTCCCTTGTTCTCTTCTGATGACTTAGATGTCATGCTCTTTGGTCCCTCTGAGCTCGATGAACGAGTACTTAACCACCTAACCTCTTATCCTGACTCCTCCCTCCACCGTCTTCCTTCTGAGGCTCCTTTGGCTGTCCGTCAATCCTGGACAGGCGCCATTCCTTTTAAGCGAAGCAAGTCAACAAGCTACGATATGAACCAGACGGACATCGGTTTTCTTGATGTCTCCACATACTTTCTGGTTCCCGGCTTTCTTGCCAGTGATCTTCGTGATCCACTTCGGCAGTTGACCCACAATCGACGCGTTTGGCGTCGGCTCCGTGCCCGGTTCTCCCGTCAACCTCGGTACCCAGTCCCTTGCACTCAGGGAGACAAGTTTGCTCTTAATTGATGTGTCGCCGCATGGCGTTTTGACTCGTGTTTACACGGTCGCACAACATTCTTGTCTTCCCTCACGATTCCGTTGTAACGGTCGTGTAAAGTACTTCCGGAAGGTCCTATGCCCTTAAATAAGGCCGTGTG